TTGGAACCAAATCCGCCACCCTGTTCTAACCAACCACTCTTATACTTACGATACCAAGAGCCGTCAGAATTTACTTGGGACTCCACTACATAATCTCCTTGGCCTTGCAAGGTACATTTATTTTCCACAACAGCCAAATCTGCTTTCGTAGCAACCGTATCGCCACTAACGTCGTCAGTAATCATACTGACACTATCGTCTGTAATCGTTCCAGCAGTTACAGCAGCGTCAAACTCGGCTTTCGTGCCTTCAAAGTCAAAACCAGAACCACCCACATCGCTCTTTAACGCATAAATCTCATCGTCCATAACACGATAGCCAATATGGTCAATACGAGTGATAGTAGTACCGTCAGTATGGATATGTGCCACAGGGGTTGCTACGGCTTCTGCCCAGACGTTACCCGTATCGTTGGA